CACAGGAGGCGGATGCGGTGTTCTGCAGCCTGGCGTTCACCTTTGCCGGGTCGATGGTGTAGTTGAGCGTGTCTGCCGCCGTGACGCCGCCGAACATCAGCCGCACGCCCTGGGCCTGGGTGTTGGCCCAGGATGACCAGGCGTAGACGCGTTGCACGGTGGTGGTGCCATCTGCGTCTGACACGTCGATCTGCAGGTTGGGGTAGTCGGCTGCGAACTCGCCGCCGTTGCTGGCGTCGCAGGTGGCGCCGTCGATGCCGTTGGTGATGTACACGGCGTCATCGACGTTGGGCACCACGAAGGCCGCGCCCCCGCTGGTCAGGCTGGCGAACACCTCTTGCGGTAGCTTGGCCGCGGTGCCCGATTGGTAGGCCACGCGAAGGCGCAGTGTGCGGGCGCCGCTGTAGGTGAGCGGGTAGGTGTAGGCCGTGCTGCTGATGATGCTGTTGTCCAGCTCGGCGGCGTTGGTCACGTCGTAGAGCTGCACGCGGCAGCCACTGGCCGGCAGGGTGGCGGTTGCCGTCACGTGCAGGCCGGCGGCATCGGTGTAGCTGCCGGTGATGGCGCCCGCCCCGGCAAAGGCGATGGTGTACGGGGTGGCAAAGGTGTCGCCGGTGCTGCTGGTGATGTGGACAGCCTGGGCCTGATTGGCGGTCTGGCACAGGTCGGCAATGCAGGCCTCGAACACCTGGCGGGCGGTGCATGCGCCGCTCACGGTGATGGTGCTGGTGCCGTGGTTGACGCTCACGGGCAGGGCCAGGGCAGCGGCCTCGCTCAGGGTGATGCGGCTGTCGGCGACCTGTGCGGCCTGTGGCTGCCACAGGTAGCCGAAGTGCCGCACGCTCTGGGTCATGGGGTAGTGGTATACCCCGTCCAGCCAGGCGAAACCGGCGGTGCTGGTGCTCTGCACGGTGACGGTGGCGGTGATGTCGCCGGTCGACGTGGGTGTGAACGCGAAGCTGAACGCGTGCCATGCATCTGCTGTGGCCGGCGCGGTGAACGTCTGCGATACGCCCTGCCCGGACAGCGTGATCACGGGTGGGGTGGCTGCGCCGTAGGTCGCGTCGAAGCGCAGGAACCCTTTGATGAGCTGCGCGACGCCTGCCACAGCCGGCAAGGTGAAGGTGTAGGGAGTCGAGGCGTTGGCGACCAGCGGCTTGATCTTGACGGAGTAGGTGCTGCGGTTGCGCGTGGCGGTGTCGGTGATGGTGGTCTGGTAATAGTTGACCAGGCGGTTGTCGCTCGTGTCACCGTTGATGGCAATGAGCTTGACGGCCGATGATTTCTGCGGCGCTGACCCTGTTGTGTTGGTCCCGCTGAGCGTACCGGCAGAAATGGAACACCCGGACAGCCTGGCGGAATAGGACGCAGATGCAAGGGCCGCACGCACGATGCGGGCGGCGCTGATAGTGCTCGACTCGATCAACAGCCCGTCGGTGGGAGCATTGCCGCCCTGGATCACACCAGCCAGGCTGTGGATGCTTGCGCCTGACACGCGCAGACTGATCACGGGTGCATAGCGGATTGCATCATTGCCGCACCACCATTCGCCGGTCGCAGTCGCAGCCGCCGACCCGTCGCCGTTGGCGCTGTCGATGGCATTGGCCGCTGCGCGGTAGATGTTGGCATCAACATCCGCCATCGCCCCCTGTGGGAAAAATATCGTCGACGCGGCGGACGACTGCGAATAGATGGCAGCGTCTCGGCATTGGTGCCTGTTGAGCATCGATCCGCCGAGTGATGCGCCGACCGCTGCGGTTGTGGTCGTACCCTCCATCGCCAAGCGGCGCATCGTGCAGGCGCTTGACAGGGGCCCCTCGACGCCCAGCGACCGCTGGAAATACGTCCCGCCCGCCGAAACGCCGACCCATCCACCTGAATTGCCGACATCGGCGAACCGAATGTCTTGCACGTTGAGTCGCGATGTTGCCTCGGCCGACGAAAACTGCGTGCCGCATACCCCTGGGGTCGTGGCACCCTTGCTCTTGATTGTGACGTTGCTCGACAGGTTGCCAACGCGACATGCGGCCGCGCGTGCATTGGTGATGGCGCCGACAGTCCATGTGGGCGAACTGCCGGCGGAGATGGTGACGATCTGTGCGCGAGCCGGGTCATCCGTGTCAGACGCGATGACGATGCGGTCGCCCACTGCCCATCCCGACGATGCATCGACCGTGATGCTGGTGGCGCCTGCGTTGATCGAGTTGGTCAGCCGGGTGTTGCGCGTGATGGGCGCCCCGCACATACGCCACGTGGCGCCTGACCCGCCAACCTGGCCGACTAGGCCATGCTTGCCGGTCGCCAGCGTGACCGAATCATTAAGCTCGACCGTGTGCGCCACGGATGCCGGGATGATCTCGGCGCCCGGATACCCAATGTCCAGCGTGCCGCCGTTACCGATCATGCAGGTGCCGCGCAGCGTCGTCGTGGTGCTTGCGCTGCGCGACCATTTGAGTGTGCCGCTCACGGCGATGCCGTTGCTGGCGAGGGTGAGGCTCGACGTGTCGTCGCCCCAGGTGTGTGACGCGGCGATGGTGACCACATGCCCACGGTCGATGACCGGCAGGCCTGTGGCCATCGCGTAGGTGAGGCCCGGCGCCGCGATGACGATGACGCCGGCCGTCAGCGAGGTGGCGACGGTGTAGTAGGTCGGGTCGTAGACGGTGTTGCCGTCCTCGTCGGTTCCGACGGGGTGCTGGATCTGGATGCACTCACCGGCCAGGATCGTGCCCGTGCCGCCGGTGACGTTGAGGGTGACCGCGCCCGCCGCATGCGCACCGTTGAGGGTGTACAGGGTGGATGCGCCGAGCACGTTGGTGCCCGGGTGCGCGACGATGACCTTGTCACCCACCACGGGCACGACGCCGCCGACCCAGGTGGTGCCGACGTTGCTGGGGCCGCTGGTGGAGCTGGTGATGGTGGCCATTTACATTTTATCAATCACCCAGCAGCTTGTTCGCCTGGGCGCGCAGGGCGTCCAACTTGCTGGCCAGGTCGTTGTGCTCGGCACGGATGGCCGCCAGCGTGTCCTGAGCATCGAACACGGCGGCGTTGGTCTTGTCTCTCAGCGCCGCTGCGTCAGCCTTGGCCTGCACCGCCAGGGCCTTGGCCTGTGCGATGACAGCGCCGGCCTGGGCCTGTGCGTCGGCCACGATGCCATCAGCCTGCGCCTGCGCGGCTGCCAGCGCATCGGCGCCACGCTGGGCGCTGCGCACAGCTTCGACCTGAGCCTCGGCCGCTGTGGCGCGGGCCTCGGCCACCTGGCTCTGCAACGCGGCCAGTGCCGCCTGGGCCTCGGCGCCAGCCTGCTGCAACCCGCCCACCTGCTCAAAGGCCTTGGCCACGGTTTCGATGGCCGCGAAGCCGCGCAGCAGCCGGCGCGCATCGTCGGCAGCCTGGAGAAGGTCATTGCTCATGTGGTCACTCCTTCAGCAGGGCGATGACGGTCAGCGAGGTGCTGCCGTCGCCTGCCGTCACACGCGGGCGCACGTACATCGTGGCCTCGCTCACCATCTCGATCTTTGTGGTCTGGAAGTCCAGCGCGTTGCCTTGCGGGTCGGTCAGCGGCGCCCAATCGACGCCGTTGTTGCTGCCCTCGAAGCGCACCACGCCGCCCACGCCGAAAGCGCCGACCACCTGCACGCTCTTGTCGGTGTACTGGCCATAGGGGGCGGGCTGGCCTACATCGCCCACGGCCATGTCTGGCCAGGTGATGACGAATGACCGGTGGTTGCCGGTCTGGCTCTTGGTGATGTCGATGGTTGCCACGGATGGGCTCCTGTCAGGTGTACCCGCTGAACGCGCGGGTGATGTCGCTCAGCGCGGTGTCTTGTTGCGTGGAGGTATTGCCGAGCTTGCTGGCCGTGTCGGCCGCCTGATTCATCATGGCTGCCTGGTGCTGTTGCTGCGCCACTTGTGCGCGCTGCTGGCGAACCAGCGCCACCTTGTCGCTGGCCACGATCAGGCTCGGACTGATGCCCAGCATGGCGCTGTACTCCTCGGCCCACTGGTCCTCGTCGAACTTGTCTAGCACGCCGGGCTTGGTCTGCGCGATCACACCCAGGTTGCCCACGAAACGGTCCACGCTGTTGGTGCCCACTGCGCGCTGGGCCTGGGCCAGCATGCTGATGAAGTTGACCGTGAGCTGCACGCCATGCAGCTCTGGCGGCGCGGGCGGCAGCACCCCAGCGCGCAGCATGCGCTCGAACGTGGTCTGCACCAGCGGGTTCAGCTCTTCGTTGTGCAGCCGCTCGGTGGTCGGGCCGAGCATCAACAACTTCTCCTCCTTGCGCTCGGCCACCTCGGTGGCGGTCATCTTGCCGTTGCCGGCCTGATCCAGCATGAGCCAGATATCGGCATAGAAGGCGGACCGCACACGCTCTTGCACTTCACGGATGTCGGCCAGTAGATGATCCAGGCGCAGGTTCACATCGAACGCCGACCGGATGCCAGCCCCAGGCGAGGCGCCGTCGTAGAAGGTAACGCCGCCCGGCAGCATGTCTACCTCTGAGTTCTTCATCGACGACGGCGCCTGCAGCGGCGGCTTGGTCATGTAGTCGATTCCCTGGCCCTTGCGAAGCTGCTCCTGTTGCAGCTGCTTCACGTCGCCGAGGGCTTCCATGCCGGGGCTGTTGCCGTAGATGTCGCCGCCCGACACGGCCCAGCGGCTGCACAGGGCTGGGAAATCCAGAAAGCCGCCGTCGCGCAGGTTCTTCTGCTCCAGGCTGCCACGCTCGAAGTAGGTCGATGTCCACGGCATGTCGCGCGCCAGCTTGCTGCCCAAGTCACGGTCGGCCCGTGGCTCGATGATGTGAACGATGGGCACCCACACGCCCAGGGCGCCACGGTCGAACAGGTTCCGCACCGTCTGGCTGCAGTTGTCGCGCCCGAACTCCTTCACCACGGCCGCCACTGGGGACTCGAACTCACGCGCCAGCGTGTCGACCTCGCCCTTGAAATTCGTGGAAATGGCGTATTCGCCCGCCGTGAAGCTGTGGTGGTGGATGATGTTCTTGAAATCGTCCATCACCACCTTGGCCGATGTGCCGAACGCGCCCAGCTCCTCGTAGGTGCTGTGCAGCGCGCGGTAGGTGTTGGACTGCGCGAACACGTCCAGCATGAGCTTGGTCACCTGATCGAGCCACAGCTTCACCGGCGCGTGCTTGTTAAGCTCTGGGTCGGGCGTCTCCAGCCTGAACCAGGGGCGCGCCGGGCTTGTCATGCCCGACATCATCCCGGCAGCGAGAACGCGCAATGCGCGCGTGCCGGTACTGTCGATGATGTTGTTGTGCCGGCGCTGCCCCCGGTTGCGGTCCTGCACGAAGTAGCGCCCGGAACGCGGCAACAGGAACTGCGACAGCTCGGACCAGTGCGCCATCCACGACGTGCGCTCCAGCTTAAGTTCGCCCCAGCGGCGGATTAGCTCATCGCGGCGGTTCAGCGGTTGCACCACGGAGTCAGCCCCCCAACAGCGTGCTCTTGCCCAGCGTGAGCAACGACGGATCCACCCCGCTCGGCCCCGTCAGCATCGTGCCGCTCTGCCCAGCCTTGCCCGCCAGTGCATTGGCCGACATCAGCGCCATGATGTCCGGCGCCTTGCTGTTGGCCTTGTTGTTGGCCTCGTCAGCCA